TACAAGTCCTGAAAAAGCATTAGAGAGCTTAACAAATAGAATAGTTGGTATCACAGATTATTTAGAGCCAGAAATATCACCAGTAGAGAATCTTGAACACGAGGCTATTACTGGTATCAAGGCAGAAGGGACAGACTGATGGCAGAAATACCTAATTTCCCACCAGGTACAAAAAGAGAAGACGCAATCGATGAACTGATTAGTGATCAAGATCTAAAAGAAGTTGTTTTAAAGCAATTCAACTATATGAGGATCAAAGGTATTAACTTAGTTCAAGATGCTGATGACTTAGTTAATTTGTATTTGAGTATTTGCAAAAAATTTGAAGAGAAGTAAGATTACATTGTAATCAACTATGGAAGTCCATAGCGAGAATATTTAGTATGGTTGTATAGCCTTTCAGTCATGCTAACGAAAGAGGCGCACCTTGAACTGCGCCTCTTTTATTTACCCTAAAGAAAAATCTAATAGTCTATGATAGTTAGGTCGGCTACTAAACCGACTTCCTCCCATCATCGGCTGTATCTAACGGTACAGCCTTGCCCAAATCTTTTCTAATTTTTTTTGCAAGTTGACGACGAGCTTTTCTATTCATTGTTGGCGCGTGTTCTTTTTTTACAGTTTTAATTTTTTTCATATATTGATTTTACCAACTATGATTCAAGTTGTGTTATTATAGTAAAACTATGATACGCAAAATAAATCAAGAGGACTTCACAGACACAGTACTTAGAGATACTACTACTATCGTGAAATTTGAAGCTGATTGGTGTCAACCATGTAAGCAGATCACACCGGCAGTAGAAAATCTTGCTAAGTCTTGGGAAGATCAAGATTGCGAATTTGTCGCACTTGATATTGACCAAGCACCTAAGATTGCTTCACATTATAGTATTTATAGTGTGCCAACCTTTATAGCGTTTAACAAAGGATTGCCTGTTGCTGAAGTTCGTTCCAATGTAAATATTGGAAATGTAAAAGATTCTTTTGCAAAGCATATTACTTGATATATCTGGTAGCTCTAGGTTTTTATAATTGTTTCCCCTAGAGCAACCGGAATTTTCTTTTTTTGTCACACTAAACATTTAATATAGTAAAATAAAGTTATGGGAGAGATAGTAGAAACTAAGCGTGATAGCAACTATTACCAATTTGCAGAAGATCTTACTTATGAGCAGTGGTTGGAAATAGGACAAAACCTAATGCAAGCAACTCAAAATATTATGTGGTGGCTTGGTGATTGGTGGAACTTTGGCGATCGCAAATACGGTGAACTCGCAGCACAAGCTTTGAATATGGAAATACCTTACAATACTTTTAGTAAGGCTTCTTATGTTGCAAACAAAGTACCTTTAGAAAGACGAAATCCCGAATTGTCTTGGACACATCACTCGGAGGTTGCATCATTAGACGCAGGATTGCAAAAAGAATATTTAGATAAAGCTATTGACGAGGGCTTGTCTGTAAAAGCACTAAGGTCAATAATTAAAAAACAAAAAGTTTTAGAAACAATTATAGAAAGCGACAATGTTGACTTAGAAGATCTAGGTTTAAATTACAAGCCAACAACATTTTGGTCTTTTGGTAAAAAAAATGAATTGTATGGATATGACGAGGAAAACAAAACACACCCACAACTTATAGGTAATTTACTTTATTTTTATGGTGGAGTTCCTAGCGAAACAAAACTTATTGATATGAGTGATAAATTCCAAGTCACAAAAGATGTTGCAACAGCTATGGGTTTTGATTGTAAGTCTTACGATCTTGATCCGATCCCAAGCGCTAAAAAAGTAGAAAAATTTGATTTTATAAACGATAGATTCCCCGCAAGCATGGGCGAAGCAGACCTTATTATATTTAATTCTTTGGACGCAGAGTACAATATGGGTAGAGTAGATATTGAAAATTATTTAGCTAGAACAATACTAAGTCTAAGCACAAGTTGTTCTTTAAATTCTAAAGTAGCAATAATTACAAGAAACTATCCTGATTTTAATTTACAAGATTTATTTAGACTTGTAGAGAACACTATGAATTTTGATCTTGAGCAAGTAATTACTGCTAAATCTAAATATCTAGTCACAAAAGACAGCGAGCTTACCGCTATACAGCAAAAAAGTCTTGTTGACACAACAGCTTATATAATCGTATTAAACAAAGTTCACGATAATTAGTTGCTAAACTCTACTTGATGGATGTTCAAGTAAATAATAAAGCCGGTCGCACAGTAATTGCAGAATTTCCTGAATTACACGAAGCACAATTAAAAGTTGCTGAAAGCGACGCTCGTTGGAAAATATTATGTGCAGGACGGCGATTTGGTAAATCAAGACTAGGCGTTCAATTATGTTTACAAACTGCTTTAGCAGGTAAAAGAGCTTGGTGGGTAGCACCTACATACACAATAGCAAGAGTTGGTTGGCGTGACATTTTAGAGTCAGCCAGATCATTTCCAGAAGCAATAGAGCCTGAAATATCATTGGTCAATATGGAAGTAAAGTTTCCCGGAGGTGGATCTATTGCAGTTAGATCAGCCGATACGCCACATAGACTTCGTGGTGAGGGTTTAGATTATTTAGTAATGGACGAAGCTGCGTTCGTAAAACCTGATGTTTGGCATCAAGTATTAAGACCTACTCTTACTGAAAGAAAAGGTGGTGCTTTATTTATCTCAACACCTATGGGTATGAATAATTGGTTTTATGAATTATGGGAATTTGCTGATAAAAAAGACGATTGGGAAAAATTCCAATTTGCTACATTTGACAACCCTTTTATTGATCGAGAAGAAGTAGAAAAAGCAAAAGATGAAGTAGGGTCAATAGTTTACGCTCAAGAGTATTTAGCTGAATTTGTAGAAGCGGGACAGGGTATGTTGCAACCTGATTGGCTTAGATATTTTAAGGAAAAAAATGGTAGATTTTTTGCTAGTGGTGAAACCGTAGAATTATATGATTGTTCTAGGTTTTGTACCGTTGACTTAGCTACCTCTATACAAGAAGGTGCTGACTATACAGTAATAGCTAGCTTTGCCGTGACGCCAATGGGTAAAATATTGCTACTTGATGTTGATCGACAAAGGATGGAAGCACCGGACATAATACCCCGAATAAGACAAAAAATGGCGGAATATGATTTACAATGGGTAGGAATGGAACGAGCAGGTTTCCAGCTTTCGCTTATCCAATTTGCGAAAAGGGATGGTCTTGCTGTTAAAGAGTTGCGTGCTGACAAAGATAAAGTTTCAAGAGCTTTACCTTTAGCCGCAAGAATGGAAAGCGGAGATCTGTATTTAAGACAGGGCGCTATGTGGTTGCCCGAAGTGGAAAGAGAATTAATGAGTTTTCCGGTAGGTCATCATGATGACATAGTGGACGCAATCGGTTATGGAGTTTTAAGCGCACAGGCCAAACGGGAATGGACGGCATATTAAATGGCAGAAAACAAATCACGGGTGCAAAGAGCAATAGAATTTTTAAACGCACCAACTAAAAGACAAGAACAAAAATACAATAGATACAATCAACAAACATCTTTAGATAGAGCTGTTTACGGCTATAACACAGAATCAGGATATTGGCCTACTACCTCGTTAGATGATATTGGAGATGGATCTAACAACTCGGCAGTAGTCGCTTGTTTAAATGTTTTAGCAACTTCTTTCGCTGAGCCAAGACCTTTAGTTTATCAAGATACCGACGCCGGTGATTTTGAATTTGTAAAGGATCATCCTATTGTAAAACTCTTAGAAAGACCTAATCCTTTTACTTCCGGAACTTTACTTGCTCACTATATTGTCGTTTCATTATCTGCTTATGGTGACGCTTATTTATATAAAAACCGAAATACTGACGGAAGTGTGGTACAGCTCGTTCCTTTGATGCCAAACTTAGTAGAGCCAAAGGGTGATGAAGATACATTAATAACACATTTTAAGTACAGCCCTTATGGTGGTCTTGGGGGTAATAGTATAGTCGTTCCAACCAATGATATTGTGCATATACGAAATGGTATTGACCCTAATAACCATAGGCGCGGATTCGCCCCATTAAAATCTGTATTAAGAGAAATCTTGGGTGATGAAGCGGCAGGACAGTATGCAGCAGCACTCTTACATAACATGGCTGTACCCGGTGTCATCCTCTCACCCAAAGATGACTCAATGGGCGGTCCTTCGAAAGAAGAGGCAGAAGCAATATCCGCTATGTATAAACAAAAGTTTGGCGGAAAAAACCGTGGCGCACCTATGGTCTTATCGGGATCAATGAATGTAGAAGTCGTATCTTTTTCACCAGATCAAATGAATTTAGCTGAACTAAGGAAGATCCCTGAAGAAAGAGTTTCCGCAGTTTTAGGTGTACCTGCAATATTGGCCGGACTAGGTGCAGGTTTGGACGCAGCTACATATAACAACACTCGTGAACTTAGAGAGTTCTTTACCGAACAAAAATTAGTACCTCTATGGAAATCAGTTGCATCCGAGCTAACACATCAATTATTAAGAAAAGATTTCAGCGCACAAGAGCTTCATATAAAATACAACTTAGACGATGTAAGGGCTTTGTCACAAGATAAAGACGATGTTTATAAAAGAATGAATACTGCTGTAAGTGGTGGTTGGGTGACAATAGGCGAAGCAAGAAAACAAGCAGGACTTTCAACTGACGAAACACACGATGTATATTTAAGACCACTAAATATGGTTGAGGTTAGTGCTGACGGTAAAAGACCTGTACAAGAAGATCAACCAAAAGAAGAAGAGCCAAAAGAAGATCCTGTTGTAGAAATTGCTAAACAACTTATTGATAAAGTTTTAACAACCGGTGGCGCACAAGTAGATAGTCAAAGGTCAGGTATTTTAAAACCTACACCGACTCGTTTGACCGAAGAAAAGTATGTAGCCGAAATGCCTAACGGTGCTTGGTGTATTTTAGATCACGATACTAACGAAGTTATAAAATGTTATGAAAGTGAAACACAGGCCAACGAAGCATTATCTCGCATGAAAAAAGATGAAAAAGCACCTAAGATAACTAACTTTCCAAGATCAGGCGACAATCAAACAATATCAATTTCTAATTCACAGCATAAACAATTTCCTGATTACAACTATGTAAAAAATCTAAAAGAAGATTGGCCTGAAATTTGGCGTAGAGCCGGTACAGGTGGTAATCCACCAACTTCATTTACAGGTAATGATGCATTTAATCGTTGGGGTAAATATCGTTCCGGTGATAGATCAGGATCTGTTTTAAGTTGGGTAAAGCGTAGAGAAAGATTTATGAATCGTCACAAAGGTAATACAAGATTAAACGGTACTATCGCAGTAATGAAATGGGGTGGTGTCACTAAGTCTGGTGTTAGCTCTATGAAAAAAATTGTAAATGAATACAAAAAAGTAATTCGTGAAAGAAGAAAAATACAAGAAGCTTTATTACTAGAAATAGAAGAAAAAGCGCTTAGTGCAAAAGTTAAAGCTAGTCTTAGAAAAAAAGTAGAAGATCATAATTCAAAAAATCCTAAGTATAGAGCTACATTAAGAATGCTAACAGCGTCTTACAATAGAGGTTTGGCTGCATATCAAAACAATCCGGGATCAGTAAGAGGTAATGTTGCAGGACCTCAGCAGTGGGCAATGGCCAGAGTGAATGGGCTATTAAGAGCTTTAAGAACAGGTAAATTTAAGAGAAAACCTTATGACACAGATTTATTACCAAGCAATCACCCATTAAGTTCTAAGAAAAATGCAAATCTTATTATTGAGGAAATCAATGTATCTACCGAAGAGGCAGAGGCTTTAGCAGAAGTTGAAATGAACTCAGCTAGAAGTGAGAAAGCAGAGTCTGTTAAAGTTGGAGATACTGTATCTTGGTCAATCAATAAAGATCCTGATCCCCCATCAACAGTTCACGGTGTAGTAAGTTCAGTAAACAATACTGATAACGAAGCCACAATGGTAGTTTGGGCGATTATGGAAGATGGGTCGCATAAGAAAACAGACAGGTCTGTCACACAACCAATATCAAAATTAAGAAAAATAAAAGATTTTAGAAATTAAGAATTTTCAAAAAATCTAGTATTTTCGTTAGGTATATAATCTACACCACGCTCTTTAAGTTTATTAACTAACCTAATTTGCTCTTCACTAGATAACAATGCTAGCCAATCGGTGATAATTTTATTTCTATTTGTTTTGTCACTAACTGCAACAACATCCATAAATTTTTGAAATTCTTTGTCCGCTCTTACAGTTTTTATAGCTTCATTTCCTCTTTCAGCCATGATACTATTTCATCTCTTTCCTCAGCGCCACGCTTAAAGTCGCGTGCGTTGAATTTACCTGATATATCTATTTTATTACCGTTGCGTTTTAATTGCACGGTTTCACCGAAGATTTCTGCCGTACCTGTGCCATCCGACAAGATAGTCAGCTGAAAGCTACCGGAACTTGTATGTAAAGTCGAAATCAATAGGACATCTACTTTCATACCTAAATTATACCAGAGATATGCAAAATTTGAGTTTTTGTCATGGGCTACCCTAAATACGCAAACTTTAAAAATTATTAGTTAAT